TTCGCTTGGCGGGGCATCTGAGCATGACGGTTGGCGACATTGAACGTCGCATGACCACCAGAGAACTCGCGGAGTGGATGGCCTACGCCCGCTACTACCAAGCGTTCCCTGACTCATGGGCCGAAACAGGCCTCATCGTCTCGGCGATGCTGGCACCCTACAGCGAGAAAGGAAAAACCCCCAAGGCAAACGACTTCAATCCGATTGAAATCCCACCGCAGCACAACATGCAGGCGCGTGAGGTCATTCTGGATTTGAAGAAGCAACTTGGCGTCGAGTGATGGCTACCGTTCTCGGACTCGCGATGAAGATTTCTGCCGACGCCTCTGGCGTCCAGAAGGCTCTCACGCCTGTGCAGCGAGCGTTCAAGCAACTCGACGCCGAGGCGGCGAAGGTCACTGACGTCTTCAAGCAGTTTGAGGGCGCGAGCGCAAGAGCCGGAGCGGCGCAGCAGAAGTTCGCGACCGATCTCGCGTTCTTGCAGTCGGCCCTCCGAACTGGACAGATCGACGCGAGACAGTTTGCGGAGGAGTTTGCGACGATTCAAAAAGAAGCATCCGCAACGTCTGCGGCGTTTGCGGAAGGCGTGCGACTAACCGAAGAGAACCGCACAGCCGAGGAAAGGCGGGCATCGGCCCTTCAGCGTCTGGACGAGTTGCTGCAACTCGGCGCGATCAACCAAGAGACATTCAACCGTGCCGCCGCCGAGGCCAGCGGTGCGAACAAGGCCGCTGCGGATGCCGCGGCCGCCGCTGCGAAGACGCAAGCGGACGCTGACAAGACTCGTGCCGATCAGGCCACGCGTGCCGCCGCCATCGTTGAGGCCAACCTCACCAAGGAGCAGAAAGCACAGCGTGACTACGGAGTTGCCACTCGGGAACTCAATGCGCTCCGGAGCCAAGGCCTGCTGACGGAGCAGGAATACTCCACGGCGTTGCAGCGCGTCTCCAAGGACTACGCCAAAGCAACGCTCGCCGCCGACAAGTTGGGAGAGGCGTCGGGCAAGGCTGGCGACGCTGGCAAACTCAAGTTCAACGAACTGTCTGGCGTGCTGTCCGCGATCCCCGGCCCGATCGGAAACGTCGCTGGCAGGCTGTCTGGACTTTCGTCGGCTGGCGAAGGGCTGGCGAGGGTGTTTTCCGGTGGCTTGACGAAAGGCCTATCAAGCATCGGCACGACGCTAGTCGGCCTCGTCAATCCGTTTACGGTGGCGATTGCGGGGCTGACAGGAGTTGCGACCGCTGCGGTATCAATCGTCTCTGGCTTGTCGCAACTAGAAGCCGAGACAGAGCGGCTTACCAACGCGGCCGAGAAGATGGGTGTGTCGTTCGGCTTCATTCAGACGCTGGAACAAGCCGCGAAGATGGCTGGCATTGAGTTCGGCACCGTTAACTCGGCGATGACGAGGCTGCTTAAGACGCTGGCCGGTGCCGACGAGGAGAGCAAGCAGGCGACCGCCGCGCTCGGTCGGCTCGGCGTCAGTCTTACCGACCTCGATGGCATGGACAGCGAGCAGCAAATCCGGCTCATTGGCGAACGGCTTCAAGGCATCGAAGACCCGGCGAAGCGTGCCGCCGCCGCCACGGCGATCTTCGGCAAGAGCGGTGCGGAACTGCTGCCGTTCTTCAACAACCTCGGCATCGCCGAGCAGACGCTGACGCGATTCAACGCGAAGCTCAGCGACATCGACGCGACCCGCGTGCTGGCTCTCGGTGACTCGTTCGACGGCGTGCAGGCCGCGCTGACGGGGCTAGGCCGCGAACTGCTCACGCCGTTCATCGGCATCTCGCAGGCGATTGCAGACGGGCTGGCTCCAGCCATTGCGACGTTCGGCAGGAACATCGGTGCCATCCTTGACTTCCTGTCTCCGCTTACCAGCGCGCTGGGGCTGGTCATCAACGCGGTGCTGCAACTCGGCTCTGTGTTTGGCAACGTCATCGGCACGGCTCTGGAGCCTTTTGCCGCGCAGGGGAGAACGATCAGTTCTGTCCTTGACGCGATGAGTCAGGTAGTCACGCGGGTATTTGGAGCGGTAAACGACGCGGTCATTTCATTCCGCGAGTTTTTTCAGTTTGAAGGAATCGCCGCGTCGTTCCGCGATACGCTTGCGCAGATTGGCGAAGTTGTGGATCGCATTGCGACGATCGCGCAGGTTGCGTTTGGAAAGTTCGTCGGCGTGGTCAGCGAAGCATTTGGCAGTACGGTTGAGTACGTTACGTCGACCGTTGATTCGTTCCTTCAGTTTATTGGGCTTGGCGACTCACTGACTGCTATCGGAAACACGATCAGCAGCGTGTTTGGATCTATCTCCAGCGTGTTCTCGACCATTTCCGACGCCATTGGAGGCACGGTCGGGCGGCTGCTCACGATGGCCGAGAACTTCCTCGGCATCGAGCGGTCAGCAGAGCAGGCATCGGCTGGAATCGACAAGACGGCCGAGAGCGTCAAGACGCTGACGAAGGACGAGCAAAAAGCGTTCGATGAGCTGACCAAGGCCATCGAGGCAGGAGACAAGGCACTCGACACTGCGATCAACAAGGCAGGCGAATTTGGGCAGGCAGGGTTTGACGCGGCGTACGAGTTCCAGCAAGCGTTGCAGGACTTGCAGGATCAAGCCAACGAAGGGGAACTCAACGCCGACCAGTACGCTCGCGGCGTGGCGAACGCGACGGCTGAGTACGAGAAGCAGATTGACGCGATTCGTCAGGTGACCGAGGAAACCAAGAAGGCCGCTGACGAGGCCGCGAAGAAGGCTGAGTCCGACAAGAAGCGGATCGAGGAGTTGCTCAACCCGAACGACGCCGCGTCGAAGGTTCAGAGCGACATAGCGTTCGCCATCGAGCAGCAGGCGGCAGCGGAAAAGGAACTTGCAGCCGCACGGTCTGCTGGCGATGCGGAGTCGGCCAATGCCGCTGCCGCGCGGCTGGCTCAACTCGACGGTCTGAGAACGAAGTTGGAAGAGCAGGCACAGGCGATCGACCAAGGATTCGCGGACGGGTTTTCTAAGGCGTTCGAGAAGACCGCCGAAAGCGTGTCGGGACTTGTTGACAAGGCTGCTCAGTTTGGCAACGCCGGGGCCGAGGCGGCGATGAGGTTGCAGGAAGGCATCGCAGCGGCACAGGAGCAGGCCCGCGACGGCATCATCTCGCAGGAAGTCTACGACCGCGAGGTTGCGAGCCAGCGGCGAGTGTTTGAGGAACGCATCGCTGGAATCGAAGAGGCTCGCAAGCGTGAGCAAGAAGCCGCCAAAGAAGTCTTCGACCAGCAAGTCGCAGCCAACGAGCGGGTGAACCAGTTCATCGGCCAGCAGGCGCAGGCCGAGATCGCAGCCGCCGAAGAAGCAGCGGCTCGTCGCGAGCAGGCCGCGTTCAACATCGAAGCGATCGAGCAGCGCATCGCCCTTGAACGACAGTCGCTGGAGGCGGCACGAGAGCAAAACGATACGAACGCGGCTCGGGCGGCGGTGCAGCGCATCGACGCGCTCAGGGAAGCCTTGACGGTCGAGCAGCAAATCGCCGACGGCCGTGCCGCTGAACTCCAGAAGCAGCAAGACTTGATTGCGTCGCAGCAGCAGTTCCAGCAGCAACAACTGGCGCAGGCTCAGGAGTACAACCAGCAGCAGCAGAAGGCCCAAGAAGCCTACGCGCAGCAGCAGGCCAAGGTGTTTGAGGAGCAGCAAAAAGCCGCCGCCGCCGAGGCCGCACGGCAAGAAGAGCGCATGGCGAAGCTCAACACGCTTGGCGCGCAGACAATCAAGACGCAAGACGTTCGCACCGTGGAGGGGGCGAATCTTGTGCTGCAACTTGCGGCCAACGCTCAAGACCCGGCACTCATTCAGCAGCGGTTGCAGACAAAGTTGCTGGAGCGAATCAATAGCGGCATCGCGCAAGCGGCGTCCAACTACTTCAATCAGCCTGTGGCCATCGTCGGCGCAGCGAGGTTTAACTGATGGGCGTTGCGTCATACCAAGAACTTGCTCGCACGTACGAAAACGAGATCAAGGCGGATCGTGTTGCCGTGCGGCGGTTCGTCTGCACGCTGTCTGACAACACGCTTCAAGGAAATCCGACCGACAACATTGACGACATCTTGACGGCCGTCGGCGTCAACACGTTTGGCGAGGCACACCCAGATATCTCATTTGCCTTTCTTCGCAAGATTCAGGTCAACGAGAGATACAGCGATTCGCCGTACCACGTCGAGGTAGTGGCCGAGTACGGAGAACTGACTGCCAATGATGTTCTTGCACCAACCTCACGATCCGCTGAGTGGACTTTAGAGGCTAGCCAGGGGCAGGTGCCGGCGTTGTTTTATTATCCCGACCCGCCAGATGGCAGCGGGAACGGAACGCAGTGGCCGCTGACCAACTCGGCCTACGATTATTTTGAAGGACTCGTAACCGAAGAAAGCATGGTGAAGGCGACTTTACGTCAGAACTATGCCACCGACTCGCTTGGGCCAGCAGGCAGAGACAGCGCGGACTTCTTTGCCGGGATGCGAGCACTGAACAGCCTGAACGACGGCGAATGGTGGGGCGCGCCAGCGTGGTCGTGGAAAGTCACCGGAGCAAACGGAACTCGCACCACCGAAGTATTCAACGGAGTTTCGTACACGTACTGGGCGGCTTCGTTTGAGTTCACATACCGCCAGACCGGCTGGCGGCTGCAGCTTCCAGACGTTGGCTGGAACTTCCTGAGCGGCAGCGAGAAACGGCGAGCCATGGTGTTCGATTTCAAAAATAGCGAGTGGGTGGCGTCGGCCAATCCCGTGGCCCTTGACGGCAACGGCAACCAAGCCGCAGGCCGACCGGCGGTCCTTGCTCGTCGCGTGAATCCAGAAGCCAACTTCACCACGCTCTTCGGTACGCCGCCGTCGTAATGGCACGTCAGAGAAAACCCGCCGATGCGGTGCAGTTCACGTACGAGTCCGCTGAGCGGATTGCGAACGTGGTGCGTGCTGCCGAAACGACGCCTCCGAGCGCGTCGCCGCTGACGTTCGACAAGCGGTTCGCCGACCGGATGCCGAATCAAGTGAGGGCGGCGACGTTCTCGGGTGCGTGGCCTATCGGCAGCACTAAGACGGTGACACTCAAGTACTCGCCCACTGCCACAGTCAACGCTGTCAATCTGTCGTGGCCAATCACACTGCCGGGCTACACCGCCGAGACGTGCATCGTGGGGCGTGAAGGCACGAACTGGTGGCTTGTCGTGCCGAAGCTCGAGGCACGGACGGCGGTGTTTGTGACGCAGACCCAGCAGGGGACGTTTGTCACCGGAACCGCATCGCAGCAAGTCTTGACGGATGTGAGCATCAGTGCGTCGCTTAATACGAGCAACTGCTCCATCACTATCGGGAAGACAGCGTCCACCGCCACGATTACTGTTGCGAATGGTACTGCCACGGCAGCGTTTATTGCGTCTTCGTACACGTCGGCGTTTATCCGCGTTAGGGTTCCATGATGGCTTGCCCATGTTGCCCTCCATGCAAAGGCTCATGCGCGTCTGTGGCTGATTGCGCTACGGGGTGCCGTTGCTACGGCGGGCAGTGTGTCAAGCAGTGCAGCGGGCCGTGCTCAAACAACTCTGAATGCGACACCGGCTGCATCTGCGTCGACGGGCAGTGCGTAACAGATGGGCGAGCAAGGTGCTGCAAGGTAGGAAATCAATGTGTTTCTGTAGGAGAAAGCACGCAATGCGAAAGCCCACCTACTCTTGTTACCACTTTTGTCGGGACAATCACGGTGGCATGGTGCGGGCTGTCTTTTACTTTCAGCCCTGAAAGTATTCCGCAAAATCCAAACGTCGGGATTGGAACGAGCGGGCCAGATGGGTTCACGAAAGCATGCGGCACTCAAAACTGGTTCGGCACTGACTTCCCGGCGATCTACAAGAACGAAACAAAATACCTCAACATCATTCGCGGCTCAGACACAACCGGATGCTGTC